ACATTATCAACAAATGGAGGCATTGATATTTTTGCAATCTCTATCGCATCACCAATCGATTGTGGTTCTTTCGGATCATCTGATGGTACACCTTGAAGATATACAAAGTTACCAGTTTTGTCTAAGAATAATCTGTCTTTTCTTCCTTGATAGTAATTATAAGTTACAACTAAAGTTTCATCTGGAACTAAAGGATCTGGAACATTATTACCTTGAGATGCAAAATTTCTAGATGCAAAATCAAACGGTGATAAGGTTGATCCTGTATTATATTCAGCAACTCTTGGTCTGATATCAATCAAATCATTCACTGATTGTCCGTAATTACGATCTACTGGAATCAATGCTTCGGATCCTGATGGATAACTAGATGCGGTGAAGAAATCTCCTGTGTCATCTGATGTGATAAAGAAGTTTTTAAATACAATTTTTAGTCTATTTGTTGGAGCTTCAAATTGTCTCTTTCTCTCTACAAATGAAAAATCAGAGTATGTTGGTTTGTGGTTTGTATTTAAAAGATATTGATTTGTAATATTACGATCACCAGAAGTTGTAGCTGTGAGTAGAGAGGTAACACCAGATCTTTCAGCCTTAACAGTTTCACCAATATTAAATGTGTTTTGATTTAAGAAAACTATTCCAAGTGTCGTAACGTTTGGTTTTTCTACAACAACTGCGACAGCGTTACTGTCCAATCCTGTTATCTTTTCTCCAACTATTAAATCTGAATTATTTCCACTTGGCCCAGAATATGCTGTTAGAGTTAATGATGGTAAATCAGCGTCACCAGAATCATTTGACTCAAATACAGCCAATAACTGAACCGCATCAGGAACATTTAATGAAATCTTACGATCTTGAACTCTGGTTCCAAATACTCTATTAAATGTCAAACCATCATTTAAACTATTTGTTCCAATACCAGAGGAAGCTAAAGTTGAACGACTAATATTGATTACGTTCGCTTCATTTAATTTTTTAAGTTTATTCTTGACTTTACTCTTTAATACTGTTGCAAATAAATTTGCCTTTCCAGTCGCCTTACTTAATGCAACAAATGTTACAGTTTTCTTATCAGCAGAAATTTCTACCTGACTTTCTTTTAATGGTTCAATAGATCCATCATCATATGATATGAAATATCTTTCCTCATCAAAAGGTTGGAAAAATAAATCTGCACCAGCATTAGGTGAAGTAAATTGATTACCAGAAACCGTGATATCACTAAACTGTTTTCTAAGTTGAACTGTAGTGGTAGTTACGTCTAAACTTTCGATATTGTTATGTCTAACAGGAGTTAAAAGACTGTTTTGATCTAGATCAAAACTTGCCTTGCGAAGTAAAAGATCGTTTACATCAAGTGAACCTGCTATCAATCCATCTAAAACTCCACCACCACAAACACCAGTAACAGATGCAATACCAGCGACATTTATTTGAGATCCATCAGTGGATACACCAGTAATTCTGTTAAATCTTGGAACTGTTTCACCTGGCACACTATAACTTATAATATTATTTGCGGTGATAATACCAGAGAAGTTTTGTCCAGACGATGTAATAATTCCAGTATTTCCAGAGGTATTACTTAATCTTAGATTTCCAGATATCACGTTTGTAAGTTTAGATCCACTATCTAATAATATATCAGCTTCAAATGTTGATACACCGACAGCACTCTTTACTGATTTAACATCATTAAATCCAAAGGAATCAACCTTAGTTATAACTCTACCATCTTGAACTCCGTTAATTAATATTGATTCATCTTTAACAAATTTACCACTAACATCAATCAAACTAAAATCTGTTACATTAGATCCAGTTGCTCTTACAAATCCTGTTGCGCCACTTCTTGCACCTTGTATATGATCAGACGCAGTTAATGAAGTAATTGCAGTTGCTACTTTAATATCTGTAAATGTTTTTATATCAAATAAACGAGTTTCATACTGTGTTGTTTCATTTACAAAACTTGCAGATTGAGCCTTAAAGTCATACAATCTTGCAAGACCTATTTCAGATCCACCACCACCTCTTCTTCTGTCGAGTAAAGATACGGTTGCCGTTGTTCCTATTCCGAGACTTGGAGAACCAAAAACGTTATTTACAAATAATGGATCACCAGTTGTATAACTTACTGCTTCTTGTTCAACATTTCTCGTTGTTCTTGGTTTTGGAACATCAATAAATCCTGTTGCAATTTTTTCGATTGCATATCCTTTTACATATGCTTTTCCTGGCGATATCTGCATCACCATTAAATCTTTTGATGGTATGTTACCCTGATTTGTTTTTTGTTCTGATGTGTATATTCCCTTATTTCCAATTGAATCATTTAATGACTCTTTTGCAAAAACCTCAAATGGTTTTACATAGTAGTCTCCAGACTCATCATAAGTTCTTTTAGCTAATCTATCGTTAAGAAGGTTATACTGAGTTTCTCTAACAAAAGTTTGTAGTTCACCAGCCTGAACACGAGCGATTTCAATGAAGTTTTGATCATTTGTATCATCAAGATTCTTCTTCATCAAACTAATATTGATCTGAAGACGATCAGCGCCAGGAGCAGCAAAGTTTGTAAATCCTGATGCGTTATCATTCAATGATGGATCCTCATCAGCACTGATAAATTCCTCTTGAATATCAAATCCAATACGATATGATGGTGTTTGATTATATTGTTCTAAAACTAAAGTCTCACTTTGAACTTGAGCAAATGTTCCACGAACAAAATATACACCTTCCCCAATGGACATCGCAGATCCAGTTGCGGTTGCACCAAATGCTAAAGTATTTGCAAATGGTTCATTTGCAGCGATAACACTCGCACCGTAAACTATGTCCCTATTCGCAGATAAACTTTCTCCATCATCAAATTTTTCAGTGACAAAATCTTCACCAGATTTTTCGTATTTAACATAGAGTGTCAAATTACCTCTATCAGAATCCTCTTTTAGTAATATTTTTTTTATTGTCGCTGTTACACCTGATCTTGCACCTGTTATTCTTAATCCTACTAACTGATTTGTATATAATGATACTGGAATACCTAGAAACGCATCTTCAATTTGAACACATGTAAAATTATTATCATAAGTTAAGTTGCCTGGAATTACCTTAGAACCTTCTTTGAAAAAATGAGTACCAAATTGTTCAATCTGATTCTGTAGAATAGTTTGCTGTGAACTGCGAGTAACAGCAGCTCTGTTATCAACGTAAATGATATCACCGCTATATTTTTCAACCTCTGGGTTAGCAACACCTTTCACAAAACTCATCCCTAAATTATAAGTCCTACTATTTATTGAGGTAGATAGGCCAGGTTGTAAGGAGGTTCCGAAATTGGTATCTATATTTAGATTACTTGTTCCACCAAACACTGTTGTACCAGCGCCTGTAGCGGGATCAGCATTGAATCTGAATAATTCATATCCATATGAGGGAGCAGTTCCATCTGTGGATATTGCAAGTCTTCGATCTTGCCAATATTTAAGAACTCCTGTTGTGGGATTCCAATTGATTACACGGCCAACAGCAGTTGATCCAATACCAATCTCTTGAGTTACCTCAGAGTCAGCAGTGAATGTTGTAGTTGTAGACCCAGCACCAGTAAGTTTCAACGCATAAACAGCACTCGCTTTTGAAAGAGTAAGTTTATTATCTGATCCAAATGCAAGAGGATCTCTACAAAGTCCAACACGAGAGAATTGGTTTCCTGTAATAAAGTCTGGGTTTGACTCATCATTTTCTAAACGTGAATATATCAAAACACGATTTGCACCTAATTCACGATAAATGTCAGCACCATGTCCATCTTGAGGTGGAATAATCACGTTAAAGTTTGCATCAGTAGAACCTGATGGGTTTGTTAATCCAACATCACTTAATCCAACAGAACCAAATGTATAGTCAGATCCACCATTAGTAACTTCAACTGAATCAATTTTACCAGCAGCATTTACAACAACAGAGCATCTACCACCACTTCCATCTCCTTTGATAGGAACATTATTGTAAGTTGCAGCAGTTCCATAACCAACACCACGATTCGTGATTGTGACAATCTTCAACTGTCCACTGGTTGATGCGTTGTTTCTAACTGCAGCCACATCATTATTAGTTAACCAGTTTTGTGGTAGAGGTATGAAACTTGTTGAATCAAACTTAATGATACTATTTGGATCAATCGTAAAGAGATACTTCCAAATATATCCGTCTCCAGATGCACCAGCAGATCTTGGTTCTAAATCTGTGAATAGTGGTTCGTCAAGAGATGGTCTTCCAGATGTGTT